CACCCACACCGTAAATGTCCTCAATGACCCGGCGCAGACGATCATAGGCAAATTCTTCTCCGCCATCGTCCACCCAGCCGAGGAACTGCTGGTAATTTTTCTTGATTTCTTCCTTCACGGTCTCAATTTGTTCAGGGGTATATTCCATTTCTTCCAGTGATTCCGCAAAGAAACGAACGATCATCTTTGCAGCGTCCCGGCGTTCAGCCAGAACACGCAGCTTTTTTTCAGAGCCTACCAGACCACCCACCGGAAGCCAAAATTCTTCCGGCATCAGGTGGGCAGTGCGCGCTTCCAGTCGCTTTTTTGCTTCCGGTGCACCATACTTGTCATGATCCAGAATGTACCGGGATGCAGCATTGTTCATTTTCAGGGTCAGAAGCGTAGATTCTTTCTCGCCCCAGTCCCAGAGATCATGCGCCGCAGCAACAGCGCAGTACGAAACGACCTGCCCGATTGCCTCACGGTTCAGCGTCGTGCGGTGCTTCGACTTGCCGATGTTGATTTGCTGATTCACTGCATTCTGGATGCTCTGCCGGTAGAATGCTGGCATCCTTGCCCTGCTTTTTCCCATGATGAATCCTTTCCCGCCTGTTCGGCCAGGCGCTTCCACTTTCTGATTTCTTCCGCCGTATCTGGCGCGATATGCTCAATAAACCGCCAGTGCTGCGGTTCTGCCACAAGATCGATAAACATACGGCGGCGGTGGATGTAATCACGCTGCTGCCGCCGGGTGAATTTGCTTTTCACTTCCACCACCTCAACTGTGCCATCAGCATAGGTCAGCACAAAATCCGGGGTATAGTGCGCCGCCGGGAGCTTCACATTGCCGTATTCTTTTTCCGGCAGCATAGTAAACCTGCGGTGCAGCTCTACCTTCACGACCTCGCCACTCTGGACTTTTGGCAGAACAATTCCCATGTAGTAGTCATACTCGCCCCGGCTGTCAAACTCGTGTCCGGTCGATCTGGCGGCATTCACAGCGGCTTCCAACGATGCAGGTGCAGCTTTGCCCCCGCACCTTCTCTGTGCAAGCTGCTTTTCCGCCTGTGCCCGGTAGCGTGGCGGCAGGTCAGAAAGTTCCAATCTCATGCTCATGGCTGGTTTCTCCTGTTCTTCCGCCGGGTGTCCGGCTTCTTTTTCAGTTTCACGATCAGGTGCTTGGTGTTGTTCCCCGTGATGTGCTGTTCGCACTCGCGCAGGGTATAACCGGGGTATTTTTTCTCCCAGTATTCACGATCATCCGGCAGGGCAAACGCTTCGTCAAAGCGCTTGCGGCTCCATCTGGTGTCGTTCGGGCGCGGGGTTTTCGGTTTTTGCAGCCCTTGGCTCTGCCGCCAGCGCCGGATACGGGCGCGGGCTTTCGTCATGTAGGTTGTCAGGCGTTCAAAGCTGGAACAGGTCAGGTCGATAGGCTCAACTTTCACAAGTCCCATCGGCCGCCCGGTGCTGTCCCGCCACAAGTCCTTGATCTCCTGCCATGTCAGATTGCCTTGCAGGATCACATGATGGTGGTGTCTGCCGGTAACTTTCCCGTCCTCGTCCACCACGCTGTACTCTGCAACCTGCATCCACTTGGATGCTTCCCGCCCCGTCTTTTTGCAGAAGCGCTTCAAGCGGCGGGTAAAATTCGTCCAGTCCCGGTCTACCTGGTCAAAATCTCCGGGCGCTGGCTGGTGGTCGTGGTCGTATGTAAACGTGACCGCCCAGTCGCTTTCCCCGAAATTCGTATAGGCCAGCTGGCAGAAATACCGTCTCGCTATCATGTCGTTATACTTCTGCTGCGCAATGGAGGTTGCCAGCTCTCTTTTGCGGCGGGTGCTCGCGGTGTGTTCCTTGTCCGTTGTTTCAAAGAGATCCACTTCTGCATAATCGGATGTTCCGAGAATGTGTTTCTGCTCCCGAATGTACCATGCCCGCACCGTTCACTTCCTCCTTCCGCAAAGTTCTACTGGGATTTTCTTTTCTGTGGACCAAACACACACGGCTTCGCAGGACAAGGGGGACACAACGCCGGGCAGGTCTTTCTAAGTTTCCCATTCCGTCAAGCCCTACAGACCCGCCCTCGTTTTCTCCCCCTTGACCCCCGCTTTCCCCGGCGTGTTCTTCCGTGGTCGCTAGATTAAGTTACACATACAAGCCCCTTGCCGCCTCGTCAGGGCGGCAATTTAACGACGGGCTTGCTTAATTCTTGATTAGAGCTTGATTAGTTTACTTCGTAGTCACCGATGCTGTTTTCTTCCGTTCTGACTTCCCAGCACTCGCAGGTGTCCTCCGGGTCAGTGAAGTCGGCACGGTTCGGAGAATTGCCGTTGAAGCATACCCAGGTGTAGCCCTCATGCCAGCGGCAGGTGCAGCAGGTTCTTTCAGGTTCCATCATCCTGTGTTCCTTTCGTCACGGTTCTAGCAGTGTGTGGCAAATCGGACAGGCGTGCGGTTCCCAATCTGTCCTGTACCCGCATACCGGGCACTCATACCAGCCGTATGGAAACACACCGGTAGCGTCATAGAATTCACGCTGCCATTTAAGTGGTTTCGGCAGTGGGGTGCCGATCGCTTTCGCAAATTGGGCGGCCCGCATAGCAGTTGCAATGGCATCCCTTGCAGGTTTCAAAGAATCGTGTTCTTCCTTTTTCTGGGAGTTATCTGTCTTATCCTCCATGTCGGCCACCTTCATAAAAACGATTCATCGTTTCGCGGTACACTTTGTAGCACTCCGGGCACAGATCTCCGATTCCATGGATGTTTCTCATTTCAAGCGCCCAACCATCCAATGCTTTCTGGTCAAACACACCATCGTCGAACCGTTCCGCGAACACCTGCTTTCTGCACCGGTTGCAGATAAACATTGCTCCGTTCTGTCTCATGGTACTGTCTCCAACTTTCCAACTTCAAAATCTTCAAGATTCGGGTGCAACTTCTTCCTCTCGATCCCGAACTTTGCCCTTGCTCAGTGCCAGAGGACCACGTTTGACGAATGGGCCAGATATGTTGTTCCGTTAATTTTGACCTGTAACTGGTCGCCTTCATAATCGTTCCAGCTATCCACCTTGCCCTCAATTACGGTTCCATCCGGCATTTTAATCTGTGCCTGCGAATATTCGTAGGTCAAATCAATTACCTGCTTGTTGCATCCCGTCATCAGCAAAACGCTTGCCGCCGCAGATGCTCCCACCATAAAAATCTTTCTCATTTCTTTGCCTCCTGCTTTTCATTGAGTTTTACTACCGGCTGCGGCTGGTCGCTGCGGTTCAGCGGCTTATCAAAGCACACATTCCATGGATCGCCCTCCGGCTTGTCATGCCATGCCAGGGCGTGGCGAATGGCAAGCCATACCTGTTCTGCCCGGTACGGCTCCTTCATTACGTCTGAGGTCGGGGTCGGGAGAACGCATCTGCTGTACAGCCGTTCCATTTCTAGCAGCATGGTATTTCTGCGGCCTATCGCAACATTAAAAGCGTTTTTACGCTGTTCCTCGCTCTGAAACGCATTGTTTTCCGCGTCCGAGTAGAATTTTGCAAAGCACAAGTCTTCTGCCAGATCCCAAAACTGTCCCATGTGCAGCCGCAGATACCACTCGCAGGCAGTCTGCACAGCCTCCGCCACTGGGCGGCTCATGGTCAGCGTAATGGTTTCGACCTCTGCCGGTGCATCACTTTTCTTCTTCGTCATAGTGCGGCTCCTTCGCTCCCGGCCAGTTCCGGCGTTGGCTGCGCTCAAACTTCCGGGCCATCGCCGCCGTCTGGATAGCTTCCACGGCCAGGGCAACAGCCCGGTCGTATACGCCTTTCGTGGAGATCTGCGGATTGTTGGAGTAAACGCCTATCCACATAGCGTTAAGTTCCCGGCGCAGACCGTTCATCTCCTTCGCAGCTTCCACGACTTCTTCTTGGATGATTCCCGCGCCCTCATGTGGCCCAGCAAACATCCGAAACTTCTTATTGGCAGCGGCCAACTCGATTTTGACCAGCCGCTTCACGTCATTTTTTACCGCATCCATGATTAGCCCTCCGTCCGGCTCTTGATTTCGGCCAGCAGGTCATCCAGCGGAACATCGGAAAGTGAAAACCCGGCCTCTCTTTCGTCCTCGACAGAGACCAAGAGTGCAGAGGAAAAGCACAAAACGGGGCGAACACCATAGGAGTAGCTGTACCAGTCGTAGTTGTTGGAGCCATCGGAGTCGACGTACCAGACGTAGTAGCTACTGTAGGTGTACGGAGAGCAATTCGGCGTACCGTAAGGCGTTGCCAACCACCACGGCGCATCTACCTTCGGGATCAGCCGCCAATATTTGCCGTACCCGCGCAGGGTCAACAGGCCAATCCTCACTTCAAAGATTCCGTATTCGTTCTGGCCGGTCGTGTCCTGAAGGTCGATTCTGAGCGGAATGAATGTACTCAGCGGAGTGCCGTTCTTTGTAAACTCTGCCAGGCAGTTGCCCAGATATGGCATAATCTCGCTCCGGCGCAGATCGTTGGGGTATTCCGGGTCGTCGCCGTCGCGGAACGGCATTCTCGTCCAAATGTCCTTTGCCAGTACCAGACAGCCGTGTTCGTCTGCATCCAGCTTCACAAACTCCTTGCCCAGCGCCCTGAAGATGCCGCCAATTTTCACGTCGCTCAGAGTTACGCTTTTCAAAATCTTACTCATCGTTATTCCTCCACTAAAACCACATTGGCCCAGCTGGTTTCGTATGTTTTCCCGTCAATCGTGACTTTCACGATACGATCATTGTGTACAAATGAACTTACCTTGTCTGCCCTTCCTTTGTCCAGCAAAGTGCCATCCGGCAGGTAAACATATACCGTCTCGGCCGGTTCTTCACTGGTTGCTTCGCTCTTGACAGCTTCACACCCGGTCATCGTTACACACAGTGTAGCAGTGCAGGCAGCCAAAGCCAGCAGTTCCAAAGTCTTACGCATCGTTTTTGTCCTCCTGTTCGCTCAAGTCCTCCACATCGGCAACATCCCTAGTCTTTTTCACCATGTCGGCAAGCTCACGCAGTCCAGACTTTGCCAGAGGTTCCAGCTTTACAGGAAGCACTGCGCCGCGCACCACCATTCCGTCCTTGATAACATAGTAGCGTCCGCCGCTCGCCATCTTCCTGGCGCAGTATTTGAAATATCCGCTCTTGCGGATTTCATCTGCTACTGGCATGATCTGCTTCGCATCCACAAAACCGACCGTTCCCGAAACAGGCTCGATCATTGGAACCAGTTCACACCCGCAGTACCGGATACCGATTCTTCCGGTCACGCAGTCCATTTCTCCGTCTTCCGTGTCGTCCAAATCCATCCCTTCGATGTGATGGAGATCATCCGGGCAGTCATTATCAAACTCGATGTCTGCCCATTCCTTTTTGCTGATGCCCAGGAGGGTTGCCAGCTCACTTTCATTTTGTGCCTTCGGAAATCCGGTCAGCGGGAAGATTGCCGTTTTGGTTCCAATGTACAAATCATAGGTTCTGCAATCGTCATAGAACACTTTGTAGAGTTTACAGTACCCATCTGCCTTAATGAGCTTTGCGATTGCTGCCAGCTTCATTTGCTTCTCCTTTCAATTTCGATAGCCTGAACTTCAAACTTTTCGTACTCCGGGTAATGATTCTCGGCCTGCTCCTTGGCTTTTTCAACAGCCTGTTCGGCGCTGTCCGCATCCAGCCGGTACGGCAGCCAACCCGGCCACCCACCAGCACCGGTCGCTTTCAGCAAAATGTAGTACCTCTGCATCGGTGTGTTCTCCTTTCAGTTTTGGGCAATCCCGGAGTTGAACCGGGCCGGGCCTGTTCCCATGCTCACAAAAAAGGCCGCCGCAGCGGGCGGCCTGTGTCAGGAGTTGTGCGACCTTATTTTCAAAATTTTCTTTGCTTCCTCTGCGTGGAGAAGGACGCTGTCCCGGCAGGTCATACCCGGTTCTTGCAGCTCATAGAGTTTGCACTCTTTCGTGCATCCCTTACTGCCTTTTCGGGCCTGCTCATTACACGTTATAAATCGTGCGGACAGAATCCGTGTCAGCGTTTCATTGTCCATCATGCCACCAGATAAAGCCAAAGGAACTTAATCAGTGCGGCAGGCACAAAGAAAATCAGTGCCGCCCACAGTGCCACAGCTGCCAAAACCATCAGAACACCCAGTGTTTTCACAAATCCGTCCATTGTTTTTTCTCCTTTTAAGTTCAATTCTTGCCCAAGCTGCAAGGTCTTTCCAGTTTTCAGATTCCCGGTGACATGGAGTATCGCTGGCGCGTTTATCAACTGCTTCTGCAAGTTTTTCAACGCACAAGTCAGGCAACTCCTCAATGTGTGATTCAAAAAACATAGCCATGACATCCAACGGGGCACCCGCAGCAGCAATAGCCAAAACTTCTGCGTCATTTTTCTTGTCTCCGTGCGTTTGGAGCTTGCCCCACATCACTTCGCTGCCTCCTGGATGATCCAGACCCGGTGCGTTCCATAGCCTTGCCAGCTCAGTGCATCTTCGTGGCTTCCAGAAACGGCTATGTCCAAGTGTTTTCCCTGGATTCCCGCTCCTTTGTCCTGAACGATCCGCACTCCTACATCCTCAATATAGAGGACGGTCCCGAACGGAAAAACGTCCGGGTCAGCCGCCACCGTCACGTCAGCTTCTACCGGTGCACCGCTGGACGTGATTCCTGTTCCCGTTCCGCAGATGTGCTCTCGCTTTTCGGTGCAGTAGGCCGTGCAGAGAAAATCGCCAGCATCCTCAACTAGCAATTTTCCATCCAGTCTGTCCCGTGCTTTCAGAGAATCCCGCAGGGTATCGGCGTACTCTGCAATCTCTTTCGACACGCCCTCCCAGTCCTCATACCGGGACTTGTAAATGTCCCGCTGACATTCCAGATCATCAATCCGGTGATAAAGCACGTTGACCTGTATACCTGCAATCATGACCGCCACCAGAGCGATTTTCCCCACATCAATTTTCATATTCTTTCCTTTCCGGGAAGTGTTTCTTTGTAACGGCAATCGGAAATTCTTCAATTTCCGATGCCCACCGAGCAGTCCCGGTGCCGTATGTAGTTTCCCAGACCAGTGGGAAACCGCCGATTCCGTCAAACAAACTTCCCAACTTTGCGCCATCGCCCATGTATGACTTCATTTTTTGGGCAATCCAGAACCACTGCGGCAGGGCAATGGAATTTCCAAGCGCCTTGTACCGTGGGTTGTCCGCTGGCTTATGCTTTTTCCCTTTGGTGTCCGTCCATTCCCCAATGTCTGTCCATCCGTCCGGGTAGCCTTGAAGCCGTTCACACTCTGTTGGTGTCAGTCTGCGGACAATCCATCTTGTTCTCTGCCCAGCAAGTACCGCCTGCTGGTTCCCGCCGGCCGTTTCTCTGGACGGGAGTGCAGGAAACGCACCATCTTCGCCGTATACCCGCCGTGCCTGCGTGTCCCATGGATTCAGGCAGCCGGAGTATTCGATTGCCACAGCCTGCGCATCGTGCATGGTGTCCAGCGTCCCGGATTTTTCCTTACTGGCGTAGGCGTGGGCCTGTCCATTGCCGATGCCGTAGCTTGTGACCTGCCCCGGCACGGCCACGAGCGGCGTATTCCCCCCACCTGTTCCCCAACGGGCTACGACAGTTGGGGAACAGGTGGGGGCTTCCTTGTACCGTGCGTCCTGCGCATGGTTTTCAAAAACAACAGGCTTGTCTGCCGGGTGATCCGTAATCATTGGGACATACCCGCCGCCAAGGCCCATACTCGCCGGTAATGTTGGGCAAATACCCGTCTGCGTGACCGTTGCGTGAACCTGATTGCTTTCCAAAACTACCGGTTGCGCAGGGTTTTCTTCTTGAATGCTGTATACCACCGCGTGCCGGTCAACAGTGTTAACTGTAAAGGATCCGTTTTCTCTTACGCCTGACCCGTTCTGGTTTGTTTTCCGGTCAACCGTATTCCCGCTAATGCAGTATGTCGGTTCTCGAATCAGTTGGAAGAGCGTTTGGTCTTGGAGTGTCGATAGTGTCCCGGTTTTCTCCGTCTGCACCAGCGCACCCTTGCCGCCGCCTGCGCATCCCGAACGTATTTTCAAGGTGTAGGCTGCGTTCCGCCCCCCCTCTGCCACCACTCGATCATTTCCAGCAGAGCAGTTTGTAGTAAGTCCGGCAACTTCTTTCCACGCCGGGATGCACGGGTCAGGATGCCTTGACAGGCTCGTGCGCTCAAATAATATTTCTCCGGCGCGTTGACCTCCAAGGTCGAGGATAAGAGCGATACGCTTTCGGCGCTGGGCCACTCCGAAATATTGACTGTCCAGCTGTCTCCACGCCAAAGACCATCCGTTTCCGGCGATTGCTCCGGCTTTGCTCCATCTGCCCCCCCCTCGGAGGTCTAGGAATAACAGCGTTTGGTTGCTCCACGCGGGCAAGTTCTTCCAGGACTGCTCGGAAGTCCTCTCCGTTGTTACTGGAGAAGGCTCCGGGTACGTTCTCCCAAATAGCGAAAGTTGGGTACATTCCATTTGTCGCTTTCCTCATTTCCTTGATGATTCGCACAGCCTCAACAAAAAGACCGGATCGTTCTCCGGCAAGTCCCGCCCTACGTCCCGCAATGGACAAATCCTGGCACGGACTGCCGAACGTGATGCAGTCCACCGGCTCGATTTCATCACCGTGGATTTTTGTTATATCTCCCAGATGAATCATACTGACCTCATTTCTTTTTGCACGGACGGCCGGCATCGAACCGGCTTTCCTGCTTATGGGGGATAGTCAGAAGCAGGATCATCCTCTATGCGTCCGCATATCAGACCCGCCCGGCAAGAGAGCGCCGGACGGGGCGGCCACGGCAATGGCCTACCGCTTTTGTTCCTGGGCGGATTGAACAGGGCATTTCTACGCTCATGCTGCGGCGCACCCGTTCCCGTCGATTCCATGCGGGTGCGGCTTTTGCGGAAATGGCAGCCCGGTTTTGCACCGGGCTTTAACGGAAAGGAGGACGCTGCTGTACAGCACCATTCCGCTATGTCGGTCGGCTGATTTCCTGACCGTACCGGCTTCCATGGAAAACTCAACTCGGCGCATACAGGGTCCGGCCCTGCTTGCAGCGCTCAATGCCTAGAAAAAGCGCCATGCGCCATATAAAAGCAGCCCCGCTTCTGCGGTGCAGGGCTGCTTATTTCACGTTCGAGAAGAACCATGCTTTGTATCAGCGGCACTGTTTTTCTCGTAGTGCTCGCACTCCACGTTGTAACCACTGCAAGGCGCGCACCGGGCTGCGGTTATCTTGAATGTGTGCTTGCACTGTTCTTCAGTACCCTTTTGTTTTCCCTTGTGCAGGGATACTCTGGTATGTGTACTTCTTGCCAAGCTCTTGATCTTCCTTGCTTTATATAAATAGGTGTTTCGGCCCAAAGGCTTTGGGTTTCGACGCTTGTCCTGCATCGCTTCCCAGCGCACCGGTGGATTGAAGTTTTTCCGCAATTTCATCCAGATTTTGAAACTGCTGAAGTCGCTTTCCCATGTTCCGAATGTTTCATCCATCCACTTGAACATTTCTTTTACGGCTTCTGGCAATTCAAATTTTCCATCACATAGGGGTCCCGGCACTTCCTCAACATCCGGCATGGTTGTCGGCAGTTCTATTCGCTCACCATTCGGAAGATCATAGTAGGCGGTGCCTCTGCTCACTCTTCTACCTCCATGATGTGCGTTGCGATCATGTCAGCCATGTGCAGGCACAGAGCTTCCGGGCAGCGGTCGTATACTTTGCTGAGCGTTCCCCAGTCCTGCTCTCCGCTATATGCTCCCATGTGCCACCTGATTGCCAGGGCTTCCGTGTCGGTCAAGAAAATCCAGTCTTTGATAATGCTGACGGATGCTTCACCGTGTCCCATCAAGTGACTATCTTCATAACGGTAACTGCCATCCGGCTTTTTGATGTACTGCCCAGCCTTGCAAACGTCATGGAGTAACGCGGCGGTCAAGACTGCGCCTTTATTGCATTTTGCAAACTGCGGCATCTTGTCGCATAATTCCAGGGCGGCTCTTGCCACATTGAGAGAATGCATCACCAGACCGCCGGGGACATTCAGGTGATGCTTCGCGCTGGCCGGGGAATTGTAAAAGTCCAGTTCTTCCAGCACCCGCATCAGTGCCATACCGCCGCGCCTACCCTCAATAGCCCGTA